TCTTTGGCCTTTTGGTGTGTCTCGTAGCAGATCGAGCGGGTATCCGTCCCCGCCGTGGTGATCAGGAAGTAGAGGGGCTGCATCCGGGCGTCCCCGGAACCCTTTGTCATGACGTCAAAGAGCTTCCGGTTTGGCTGGGTGTGCAGCTCATCAAAAACCACACCGTGGATGTTGAAGCCATGCTTGGAGTAGGCTTCCGCCGAGAGCACCTGGTAGAAGCTGTTGGTGGAATGGTAGACGATGCGCTTCTGGGACGCGAGGATCTTGAGCCGCTTGGAGAGCGCCGGACACATCTTCACCATATCCGCCGCTACCTCAAAAACGATGGACGCCTGCTGACGGTCGGCGGCGCAGCCATACACCTCGGCGCGTTCCTCACCGTCCCCGCAGGTGAGGAGAAGCGCCACCGCAGCGGCCAGCTCCGACTTACCCATTTTCTTTGGGATCTCGATGTAGGCGGTGTTGAACTGCCGGTAGCCGTTCTCTTTGACCACGCCGAACAGGTCGCGGATGATGCGCTCCTGCCAGTCGATCAGCTCGAAGGGCTTTCCCGCCCAGGTGCCTTTGGTGTGGCAGAGACACTGGATGAAGCTGACGGCATAGTCCGCCAGGGCTTTGTCGTAATGAGACCTCTTGGCCATAAAGGGTGTGGGGGTGTATTTCTTGAGCTTTCTAATGTCCGTCACCTCCGTAAAATGAGCATAAAAAAACAGCCCTTCGCGGCTGTAACGAGGAACAGAGCCTTCCGGCTCCATCCCTGTAGGGTGTTATGTCGTGGTTGTTTTAGTTCGCCTTGCTCATTGCCCAGGCCATGGCGTGCCCGTTGTCGATGAAGGTCTCATCCGAAACGCTGACCAGCTTGATGTCGCCTTCGCAGGTGTGATCCTCAGTGGTGAACCGGTACACAGCGCCGTAGTAGCTGCGCCCGTTGGAATCGTAGAAGTACCCGACGGCGAGGATGCGGTCGCCAAAGGTAAGGATGGTCCCCAGGTTGTTCATCAGCTTCATTTCCAGGTTTTCCGGGGTGGTGGCTTCGGGCAGGCGGTAGGCTGCGGTCTTCTGGGCGGTGGTTTTCTTCATGTTCGTGTCCTCCAATTCGGCGGTGTATTCCCTTTCGGTGTACACATATTCGCTCTAAAGGCGGATAATAGCAAGCGATTTCTCAAAATATACTACACAAACCTTGCCGGGTGAAACTGTGCAGCTTACGGGAAATCATCCCTTGAGGACATCGACCAGCCAGCCCGCTGTGGGGTGGGCTTCGCCGGTCAGCTTGTTGACCACCTGGTATTCGGTGTCGATGTAGTGGAGGGCCTTGCCAACCTTGACGAAAATGCAATCCTCATAGCCGGGAAGGTTGCTGCGGTAGACGCGGGCCACCCGGCTTTCGCCGTTGTAGGACTTGCCATCCCAGCCGTTGAAGGTGAACTCGATGCGTTCCTTGGTGTGGGTGAACAGTTCCTCAAAGGTGCGGCGGCTGATTGCAATGCGGTCAATCAGTTCAAAGTTCTCTCGAATCTGCCATGCTTTCATCATTTTGAATTCCTCCTGAAAAGTGGTGTTTTCCCTTTCGGTGTGTACATATTCGCTCTAAAAGCGAATAATAGCAAGTCAATTCGGAGGAATATACCACACAAACATGGCGTTCAGATATTGTGTGTTTTACAGCTTCATTCCGACCTCAGACAGCGGTGGATGGTCTGGATAATGGAGTCCTGCTCCTCAGGCGAAACGCCAATGCTGTCCAGCGCCTCCCGTGTGCCGCAGTCCGGGCAGATGAGGGTCTCGTTGTCCAGCCGGGAAAGCGCCGGAGGTTCGTAGTAGGGCTTGCCGCAGCGTGGGCAGATTGACAGGCGGCTGATGTTATCTTCCTTCATGGGGCTTCATCCTTTCTCTGCTGTACCGACAGGCTTCCAGGAGCTTGTCAACGGGGAATCCGAAGAACCGGTAGCCCTGGCCGCAGATGCTCAAGTAGCTGCTGGCGGGAATGCCGTAGGGTCGTTCCTCTCGCATGATGTACACGAAAGCCCTCCTGCGCCGGAGCTTGCCGGTGCAGATGCCTTTGACATCCAGCGTCATCTCGGTTTTGTAGTAGAAGCTGGGGTACCCTTCGTAGCGGTCCAGTGCCAGCTCATCCTGGTCGGTGACCTCCCAGACCGCAACGGGGACCGTGCATCCCTTCTTCGGCTCGACCGTGAGATAGGAGCCAGTCTTGCTGCCCTTGAACAGGAGCCGGTAGTCCTGCAGTTCCGAGGTGCCGATGATCCGCGCCCCAGGACAGCGCCAGCGCATTTGCTGGACGTTGAGGTTGCTGCCATAAGCGATGTAGTACCTCTTATCTGTCATTGCCCTGCTCCTCCTTTTCCACCTTTGCCAGAATCCTTTCAGCGCATTCGATGTAATTACCGATTGCTTCATCAAAGAGTTCATTCCATGTCACGCGCCGTCCCTCCACTCTGGATCGCAGTTTTTTCAGTTCTCTCAATTTTTCCACCAGTTCTTGCGGAAATCGTATGTTGAGTGTTTTTCTTTGTTCCATTTGGTATCCATCCTTTCCTGAAGGACTTAGGTTACTTGTCCTTCTACCACCGAAAGCCCGCGTCAGCGGGTTCGGGGGCCTCTGGGCGGCGTCCTTCAAGCGGCGGCTCTGCCGTTGCGGAAGGCTGCGTCACCGGAAAGGCGGCGGGTCAGGATGTCTCGTGCGGTTTCGAACTCCTCGCCGATGAAGCCCAGGCGGAGGAGCCAGGTGCGCATGGCGTATTTGGGGTTTTCGGTCTGCTGAGGCTTGGGACTGGCAGTTCGCACCGTCTTGGCCATCTGGCTGAGCGCCAGGCAAAGCTGGATGTAACTCTTCAGCTGGCCAGCGTGAAGGCCGTTGCGTTTACCATTGGAGGGAGCATCAAATTGGAAAAGCCGGAACTCGACCGTGCCTTTGGTGAAGGTGGCGTGGAGGTTGAGCATATGGTAGCGGCTGTCATTGTAATGGTGGCTTCTGCCGTAGTTAGTGCCCTGGCTTCTGTACCAGATGTCGGCAAGGTCGGCCATGGTGGTGGGCTTCCTGCGGTTGAGCTGTTCCAGGAAGCGAGGGTCTACTGTGCGGCAATACCGACTTATGCGGTAGTGGTCGAGATCGAGGGCTTCGGCCAGCAGGCTCTCATGGCTTGCCATGATGTTGGCCAGATTGCGCAGGGTCTGCGGGGTGTGGCCCTTGGCTCCAATGTGGATGTGGACTCCGCAGCCCCTGGTGGAGTCGCTTTTGGCTCCCGCCTTGCGGAGTCGGCGAATCATCTCCTGCAGGGTTTCCATGTCGGCGTAGGTCAGGATCGGGGTGACCATCTCACATTTTTCGCTGTCTGGGCCGGAAATGGAAACGTCCTTCTGGAATTTCCATTCGCGTCCCTGGCTGTCCCATGCGCTCCAAGTGCTGTACCCGTTGCGGTGGGCGGTGTTCTCATAGCGCCCGGTGCCAAAGAACTCGGCGGCGACCTTTGCCGCCCGGCTGCGGTCGATGTTGTTCATCTCGACCTCGACCCCAATGGTCTGCTTCTTCATTTCCTCGATTTGGATTCTCGTTTTCTCGTTCATGGTTCTACCTCCTGGTTGGTGTTGTTTTCCCTTTCAGTAGTGTCATATTACCTCTGAAGGCACACTATATCCAGGACTATTTGAGCCATAAACTACACGATCTTGTGGTCGGAAAACTGTGTATCTTACAGCGCCTTATTCCCCAACCTTGCAGCAGACATCTT